AAATGTTGTTAAATATAACAAGGTAATTATAATGGGCTTCATCTTACGAAATGTCTCGGTCTCCATTTATTACAAACATAAACATCTTTTACACCAAAACTTTTGTAGATATTACAAAATGATCTTTTATTACTGTATTGCCCACAGTTACCACAGCTACCTCTACCTTGTGATTGTCTGAAATCTTGTGGCAATCTAAAATCTATTATCTCACCATTAGGATAAAAGTTAGATCGTTTAATCACCTATCTTACCTTTATAAAAATATTTTAAAAAAGTAGTGTATGCTTTACCTGAGTTATATGGTTCTTTATCATCTTTAGGTTCAAATTCTTTATCATCATCTTTTTTAAGTTTGTTAATCATCTTCCAAAAATCTTTAGCTTCTTTATCTGTAACTGTCATCTGCCTTGTCCTCTATATTTTTTTCTTTTTGGAATCCTTTTACTATAACTCTTTTTGTGCCTACGAGGTCTTTTCTTCCTAGTTCTTTTGACATAATTACTGACTCCAAATAGAGGTCTTTTCTTAGCCATCTACTTTTTCTGCTTCTATAATTAATGGTAAAGGTTCAACAGTTGTTTGAGTTTCTACTCTGTCTTTCATGCCTAGTACATTTTTACTTAAAAAGATTTGCATATTTGGATTGCCTTTTTTAAGTGCGTTCTCCCACATCTTTTTTCTTAAAGATGCTTTTCCCTTGTTTTTATTTACCTCTATTATTTCGGCATAATTTCTTTGTAATGTTCTAGCAGATACTCCCATAACACCACCTATTTCTTCTTGTGTGCAACCAATAGAAGCTAGATTTCCAAGTATATCTAAATCAATGTCCTTTTTGGGTCTGCCAACAGGTTGTCTTTTTTCTGCCTTAGTTGTCTTAGTTTTGTCGCTTTTCATTTGCCTTATTTATAACTCATTTCCCCAAGAATCCCAACCTTTAACTGTCTCTCTAGCAAACAGTTCAATTCTTGGTAAGTCTCCACAAAGTTCTACAATTCTATCTCTAATACAATCAGGTTTTCTACTATGCTCTCTACGATCTGCAACTACTAACCTATCTACATTTTTACCTACTCGTTTTGGTTTTCCCTTAGTTGCCAATATACATATTTCGTTATTTGCCCTAGTCCAATATCCTACTGATTTAAAATATAAATTTTTAGATTTATTTTTGTTTGTTTTGACCCAATGAAATCCTACTGTTTTATAGGTGAATCCCCATTGCTCAACAATAGGTATTTGTTTATTCAATAAAGGGTCAGTACACCACATAAATAAAACACAGTTATCGTCAGATAAATCATTTACAGGTAAGTTGCCTATATCTTTCATAGACATAGTTTTATAATGATTTTCAGGATTTGTTTGTGCGTTAGCATTGTTATAATTTTGAAAATGCCATGCTGGGTCTGCATATATAATATTATATTTCTTTTTAGGAAATGGTATCATACCTCAATCTTAGTCATAGATACTATACAACCAAAAGGAAAACAATTACGATCTGAGAATACTGCTTCATTTTCGTCATAACTTGCAAAAGTCCATAAATATTTTTTATCTTTTTTAAAAACATAACCTTGTGATACCATTTTAGCTGGTCTCATATTAGAAAAATCTTTACTATCTGCGTGTCCGGCATCACCTAAAATATCTAACCATTTAATAGAATAAAAATAATATTTCTTTTTATCAATAATGATGTGCCTAAATTTTGCCTTTTTTCGTTTTTTCATTAATGTTTTCTATGTTTACTGCTTTCTAAGAGAAGTTTGATTTGTAGTTTTAATCGTTGGTTCTCCAAAGATAAACTTATAATCCTTTTTCGAACATATTTAAAGATTCTTAATATCGCCATCATAATTCGTCTTTTAAAGGCATATCTTCTTTGAATTTATGTTTCCACTTGATTTTTCCCTTTATTTTGACTTTTGCATATTGTCCAAATTCATCTCCTAAATATGTTATCCCATTGCTAGACCTACTATTAAGATTATGTTTATTAGTTATATTGTTATTTAGTACTTGTTGCGATATGTGGTCTGTATGTGATTTTTCTTTGTCCACATACTGAAATTTGTCATAATTTACAATGCTTATTAAGGTTACTTTTCGGTTCTTGTGGTTTCTAGTGGGTTGCAACTGATTTGTCCTAGTGGTAATCATCTTTCTACGCACAAGCCGTAGTATAAAGCTTCTCATTTCGCTATAAGTCATTTTAAATCTTTTAGCAGTTACTCTTAATGGCATAATCATTTCACCTCTACGAACAAATATTGGTGTATCCATAAACCTAAGAGTTTTATCTTGGTGTGAAGCTGAACTTATCATATAAATCCATAATGAAGCTTGTAATATATTAGCAAATACAGGGTGTCTAAATATATCCCTATAAACTACAAAATATCCTGATTTTCTCGACATCTTTCTATCTCCCTATTTACTTTTTCTAATATCTCTTGTTCTGTTCCATATCTTTTAACAAACTCTCTCTTGCCTAAATGCACCGATATTTTATTTGTCCTATGGCAACCACTACAAAGAGGAATTGTGTCAAAATGTGAGGGTCTCAGACCCATTCCTGTATGCTTTCTGATGTGATGTACTTCTGCTTGAACTTCTCTCCCATCTTGAAAACAAGCATAACAGGGTAAATCTGCAACAGCTTGTAATCTTTCCCGTTCTATTTTATTTGGTCGTTTCTTACCCATATCACACACTCCCTTTTGTATTTACTCATTGCTCTTTTTCCTGAATCTTCTACTTTACCATCAATTTGTAATTCTCGTATTCTTGCTGTTACAGAACTTAATGGTATTTCCATAATATCAGCTATCTGATGATTTGCCATTGGATTATCCAATAATAAATCATAAACCTTATCTTTAAGTGTTTTTTTGTCTTTTTTATGTTCCCAAGCTTTTTTGCTAGTTTCGCTATTTCGTTGGTAAGCTTCGTAGTCTAGTTTTAGTTGCATATCATTTCTCCTTTTTTAAGGGTGGTGAGTTGGCACTTTTACGCAAACCTTAGGGAGATTTTCATTTACCAACTCACCGAGAGAAAATGATTGTCTTACGATTCTTATAACATACCAAAGGAAAAAAACAAAAATTTTCTCTTTTTTAACCTGATTTGATTTGTAAGTGATTTGCTTTCAAATTGCAATAATTAAAATATAGGTTGTGAATTATGTAAAAAAATGGCTATTTTATTGGGTTTTTTAGGGCTTTACAATACAATCTAAATTTCGTACAAATTTCGTATGTTAAAAAAAAACAACAACGGAGAGAAAATGATAAAACTAAAAATAACATCTAATAAATCTTTTATTAGAGGTGATGAGGTAGAGACTAAATTATTCAATAATGTAAATGAATTGTTTAATTATCTTTATTCTCGTTTTCAAGACTACTATCCATTTAACAGATTGTATTGGGAAAATATTGCAAAAGAATGGTTTGGTAGAGAAGTTGGTTTTTCTGATAATGACACACATTATTATTTTGGAGATGACTTCAGAATTAAATTAATTAATAAAGAGAGAGCATAATGAAAAAACCTAGAAAAGATAAAAATGGTTGGTATAAGTTTTCACAGAATGCAATCAAAGCAACATATATAAATGATTCTTTTCCAAACATAATATGTAAAAGAATGAAAATAGTTGCATTATATCCTCATATAGTAATGTCAGGAAAATTAATAAAAGATGGAACTGAATTTCAACATGATGGAAAAATAAATTTACAAGGTCTTTCTGCTTGTAAATATTATAAAAATAATGTTGAGATACAAAAACTTTTAACAAAGGAGAGAGCATAATGATAGAAAAAACAAGAGCAAGAATTGTTGGTGAATGGAAGCCAACACTAAAAGTTTGGCAAGGAAAGTTAGGTTTTGATTTTGATGGTATGTTTATCACAGACCCTTTTTTATCACCTTGTGAAACTAAAAAAGTAAATCCTAAATGGTACTATGGTCTTTCAACTGATCAGGTAAAACAATTTACAGATATGGGGTATTGCTAATGATAGTATCAATTATAAAAGGCAAAGCTAAAGATTGGCAAGAACAATTTAAAAAAGAATTTGGGGGATTACCCTCAGATGCTACATTAGATGATGTAGTTAAACACAAAGCTTCTATATTGGGCAACCATGTAGATAGCTTTATTAAGGAAAAAGCAAATGAACAAAAAAACAGTTCAAGCTTCAAACTTAAAATCAATAGTAAAAGCGATAAAGCTTCATCAAAAAAAGAAAAAGGAGATGAGTAGCGGACAGATCGAGGTGTATATGCACCAGCTATTGAAACAAAGTTTAAGAAGTATGAGAGCAACATAAACTAACTAGGGAGAAACAGATGAGAAAAATGATGATTGTTATAGTGGCTTCTTTGACCTTGTTGCAAGGGTGTGCAACATATAAAC